AGGTTTCTTGCCGTATTTAGCATAAGCCATTGCGTAACTTTCGTGGTCAATTCCACAGCCAACTTGAACGCCAAAGATTCTGAAGTTCTGTCCTACAAAATTCTGAACATAACATTGAGTATGTAAATGTCCTTGTACTGTGTTCATCATATCAGCTCTACACTTAGTTGAAGCAGTACCTCCTTCTCCATGTATATATTGAACGTTATCTAAAGTGTAGCGTTCTACAAAGTTCCAATCAGGAGTTTCTAAGACTTCCTTATAAGACTTAATCCATTTAGAAGGGATTGCTGAAGTCTGAGCTTTACGCATTATAAGTCTGTCGTGATTACCGATAAGTACAGTTGCTTTTGGGAAAGCGTCACGCCAACGAGCAATACGCTTAATAGCTAATTCAAGCTCCTCTAAGCCACCCATTCCATCAGCAGAGGTTTCGTGGTAGCTTGAGTAATGATTGTCTATTACATCACCTATAAAGATGACCTCTGTACAATTAAAGGTTTCGTATTGTTCTAAACACCAATCAAGGTAGCTATCAAGACAGAAGGGTTCGTGAAGGTCACCAATAACTAAGACGTTCCTAGTTTCTGATTCCCTAAGTTTCTGTAAAGCAGCTACCTCGTGAGGTTTTAGTCTGTACCTGTTACTTTTTAGCAACGTCAGCAATTCCTTGTCCAACAATAAGAACTAAGATAGCGTGATACAATTCTGTTGCAGTAGATTGGTCTACTCCTAAATAAGTTACTATAGCAGGAACTACGACTGAACTGATTGCATACCAAAATTTCTTAGACTTTAACATCTGTCCGATAAGGTACTTTTGAAAAAACTTTTTCATAATTATTTATTTTTGATTATTAAGTTAATGTTTTCGCCGCCTAAATTAAGTATTTCTTTCATAACTAAGTCCATAGCTAAGGTTGAGTTATAAACAACGTCCTGTTCACTTCCTAAGCCTACTAGTATGCAGCCGCTTGTATCTCTAGGATAATTTCCGCGATGTACGAGAATCCATTTTCTATTTTCTACATCTTGCACAAGCAAATGCAAATAATCCCTTGTAGCTGATTCTCTTGCTAGTCTAAGTCTTACTTTGTACTCACCTTTTGGAATACAACTTACGTTCTTCTTGTTATTTATCCAAGGGTTTTCTAATGTATCACAAAACCTTTCACCATTTATAAAAAGCTCACCTAGTGTAGACTTATCTGAGAATGTATCTCTAATAAGAAGAAGATTGATTGAAGTCAAATTAGATTGAATAGGTGGCATAGATTTTAACGTCTTTAACTTCTTTAATAAAAACTTTACGCACTTTAACATCTTCTGTAATTTTAGTTATGTACTTAGGATTCAAGCTGTTTAGTTTTCTTTTCTTAGGCATTATCTATTTTTTTTATGAGCCCACCACTTGTCAATAGTATAAGCAATTGAAACTGCTAATAGTATGATTTTTAAGGCTAATTCTAAGTTAGTGAATGTTGTGACGCTTAATACCGTTCCGTTTAGTACTGCTACTTCTGATATTTCTTGTATTGTTGTTTTTATCGGCATTGCTCAAATAAGATTTTAATTTAGTTACGTTCTGTTGTTTAGGCTTGTAGTGCTTCTTCATTAGTCTGATGAATTTAGAAAGTTTCTCAAAGTAAGTTTAGTTCCTTGTCTTGGTGTTTCAAGGTTCATATTGGAGTAATAATTTTCAATTGAAGGATTAACGTCTGCACCCGTATTTGTAGAGTATTCAGGAAAACTTGCAGTATTATTACGGATGTAATCTATTAGCCTTTCACGATAGTAGCTACCCGTATTTAAAATTTCTTCCCTAAAACTCTGAGCTTCTTCCGTACTTAAAGCCGTTCCTGTTTCTGATGTTTTGGAATAGATGTTTCCATTCTCTACTTTGTGCCTAAGGTAATTAAAAGCGTGGTACAGAGAATAAGAGGGAAGCATATCGCCTATGTAGTCATCTAGTAAAGTCTTATAGGCTTCATTACCTACATTCCCTACTGTTCCTGCTACAATTAAGTCTTTAAGTTTTTGATTCAGGTCAGTCCCTAAAGCTGTTTCAACATAGATTTTCTGTGCTTCACGTACGAACGGAAGTAAGATATCCACGTCTACATTTAGGTTGATTGCTGTCGAGTCTTTTAATTTAGCCTCTGAAATAAATAGTACATAGCTCATAATTATCTTGGTTCTAAAAATCCGTTATTTTTCATTCTTTTTGGTGGCTTTGCTACTTTGTTATCGTTCTTTTCTGCTGTAAAGCCTTCTGACTTAGCTTTAGTATATCCTATCAATTGACTAGAAGAAATATCACTCTTAGCATTAGTTAGTGAAGTCTTGTAAATTTGTCTTAACCAAAAATGGTGACAGTTACCACCGCCCTTCCAAAGCCATATGCTATAAGTGTTAGCACCTCTAGGTCCCCATCCTGGATTTACAGCCCTACTTCCCATAGTAATAATATCTTGTTTACGATATATCTTTTTTGCTGAAGTCATTAGTTTGCAAAAATCTCTAGTTTCTCCTTTTTGTGATAAGAAATTATCTTTAGCATAAACATATCTAACTTTGTAATAATCATTAAATGATTTATTTACTCCATCTTGATTGTTTTTACCTCTAGTTTTTGCATTCGGTCTTGCAATACCTGTTGAAGCTAGTTCTGTCTTTTCATTAGCTAATTCATTTAATACTTCTTCATAGTCAAAGTCTTGGTGTTCTCCATCTACTACTTCTTCTTCTATTAGCTCCCAATCTTCAGGAATGTCTTCTCCAAATTCTTCAATAAAAGAATCTAGTTCAGTCTTTTCACTTGCAAAGTCATCTCTAACTTCTACATCAACATCTAAAGGAGCATATCCCATTTCCTCACGTATTTCGTCTGAAGTAAGAACAGCAGCTAAATCTTGATTAGTAAACTTAATAGTAATAGGTTTAAGTTGTACGAACTGTACAGGCATATCCATATTGTTTACTTGGAATATCTTGTGCAATACTTTTAATATTTGATTTTGGAAGCCAACAATTACTGTGTTAAGATAAAAATTACTAGCTGCGTTTAGCTCGTCTGCATTGCTTGAGAACCCATTAGCACTATCCAAGCCCATAAGTGTCTTAGAAGTCACCCTATGCCCACTGAGGATGTTGCTAGTAAGTAGTTCTTGGAGTGCTAAAAATTGTTTGTCCAAATCTGAAGGACTAATAGATGTTATTTCAGGTACTCTTGTTTTGTCATCTGAGAACGTCAAAACGAATTTTCCTGCATTTTTTTCCGATGTAAATTTAGCTTCTAAGCTTTGTTCTATTTGTCTTCTTTCTTCTGCTGTCGGTATACCGTTTGCAAAGGATATCATAAACGAACCTGTAAATCCGTTAGATATATTATTGAGGTGAAACTCTGAAACTTTAGAATCTATTAACGCCCAGTTATTACAACTAACATAATCAGGAGTAAAATAAGAATTCATATTAGGACTGTAAAGCCCTGTATAAAGGATTTGATTTGGTGAAGTTCTGTCGTTGACATTAAAAGCAGGAACTCTATAAGGCTTGTTACTTCTTGTATTTGACCAATCTCCTGATACATAGTAGCCGTTTGTTTTTCCAAATTCATCAGGACGTTCACACCTAATCTTTTCTACAGGGATATGATAGATTTCAGCTATTTGAGTCCTGTCTTTTGACCATACAATATTAAGAGCAAATGCTCCCTGAAGTTTAAAGTCAAATGCTACCTTTTTTAATACCTCGTGAAGCGTTTCATTCCCATTAGCATTATTCATAAAGTTTTGCAGCTTTACTCTTGCTTCTTCATCTCTATCGTCTTCATCTGTTATAACTAGGTCTTCTGCACTAATCATTTCAGCAGTAGCATTCACGATTGCAGCCGTTATTGAACTTGAATAGTAAAGGTCAATTAAAAACTGAGGATAGAGGTTTCTCCATTCTCCATTAGTATCACCATACTCAATGTAATCTTTACCTCTTACTTCTTGTACTAAAGGTGCTGTACTTGTGCTTAAATCGACTGAAATTATTTTATCCATTTTTTTTATTTATTGTCCGTAATAAATTGTATTAGTTCCTGAAGGTTCAGGGTGTTGAGTGTATTGCACTTGCTCTGTTCCTGCTTTTTCTGTTAAGTTAAGTATTCCTTTTGTTACTATTCCTTGAACTACTCCATTTGTATCAGCTACAGGAAGTACAATAGTTTCAGTAGCAGGAGCAGTTAGTAAGGAAATCACTATTGCACCAATCCAACTTACTTCGTAAACTTCATATTTCCAATGACCTGCAGGTAAAAGATTTATTTGTCCTAAAAACAAATCAGGAACTTTAGCGTACTGAAAAGTCATATCAGTATATCTAGGCAATATTCCTGTATTTAAATCAGGATAGCAATAAGCAATAGAACCGTCAAGGTCATTAATAAACTTTACTAAGAATCTAATTTGTGTAGAAGCTACTGATGTGTCAATTCTATTGTCCTCAGTACAGATGTCGGCTGTTATAGGGGTGTCTGTAAATCCTTGTATCATACTATATAATAGAAAAAGTCTGTTTCTGTTTGGTTAATAAAGGAAAAAGGCTGCCAAAGCAACCTTAATCCCATAGTGAACGCTAGATTGCTCTATATACAGCCGAACTGCACCACCCTCACTAAGTGTAAAAAAAGGGTAACCGTTAAGCTACCCTCTTTAAAATATATAAAAGAATACTGATTAAGATGTAACTATTGTTCCCATTGTAAATGCTGCATTATCGAATGGGTCTGTAGTGTAGTCCGCAACCATAGGAAAAGGAAGTGTTTCCATTCCGTCAAACGTAAGAGTATAACCGTTACGGTCGCCCCACGCTGCTCCTGAGTCCATAGTACCTGCATTAAGTTCCATTCCGTTTGTAGTTCCTAAAGCAACTATTACATCGTGTCCGTTAGCTAGTGTTTCGTTTAGCTGAGCGAAAACGATTGTTTTGGTTGCTCCTAAAAGCTTCACCTGATTTTGGTCTTCCTTCGTAAGTCTGTTAAGTATGATATTACAAGTTGGAGTGTAGTAAATAGTTCCATTCTCACGTGAACCAACTATTGTATCGGTAAGACTAGCTACACCTAAAGGCATAGTGTATCTATAAAGTACATCAGTTCCCATTTCAATATCTGTTACTTCTCCTGCTGTTTGTGGTATAGAGGTTACTTGGTCATAAACTGCGAAATAAATAAATTTGATTCCACCTGATATGCGATTGCAATCGAGTCCCCTACCTTTTGTAAGTGCTGTACAAGCCATTTTATTGTTTTTTTTAGGTTAAGGGTGGAAGGGTTTTACCCCCTCCATCCGTATTATTTATTTATTATGATACAAGTACAATGTCAGAACCGATACCTGTTTGAGTTCCTGCACTGTAACGAGCTACCATTCTCATATTGTCGCTTCCGTCCAAAGCAGCCATATCTAGTAATTGGATTCTAGTAGCGTCTGAAAGCAAATCCGTCCCAAAGAACATATTTGACTTCTCAGCTATAACGATTGCAGCATTTTGTAATCCATTAACTACAGCTACTTTGATTCCGTTAAACATTGGTACGTATTCACCTTGCATATTGTAAGCGTTTAGGTAACCTAAAGCTGAAATTGCTTGAACGTATAATTGATAGTTCTTTTGGTTTAAGTAGATATGTAAATCTTCTTTTCCAATAACTGCTGCTGGTACTGCGTCTAATCCTGCTTGAATATCAGCAATGATTGTTCCAACTACTGGAGCTACTCCTGCACCTCCTGTTAATACTGCTTGATTAACTGTTGGGTCATTACCCCCTCTTAACCATCCTGCTGCACCTGCTCCTGTGAATCCAATAAAGTCGCCACCTGCGTCTGCTGCTCCTGCCCAAATAGAATTTTCTGTAGCTTGTCCGATAATATCTCCCATGTAAGAAATTACATAGTCATCAAAGCTTGCAGGTGGAGGTGCTCCTGCTCCTGCTCTCATTTGTAACGCTTCCCAAGAATCAAGTAAAGTAGCCTTGCATAAATCAAGATTGATTTGTAGATTAACAGGAGTTAATACCTTTTCTGTTAAAGCAAGTGTTCCTGCTCCTGTGAAATCACAAGTTGCTGCTGCGATAGGTGAAACTGTTGCGTCCATCTTTTGGATGTTAGATTTGAACTTGATATTTTCTATTGAAGTTAAATAGTCAAGTGATACTGCTGATTTTAAAGCTGCACTGATGTAGAATCCTGCTGCTTTCCCTGCGAAATTGCTTGTCGTAGTAAACGCCATTTTTTTGTGTTTTTTTAGTTATTAATTATATAAGTTATGTAAAAACTTCTCGTTCTTACTCATTTTTGAATAGTCTAATTTAGATACAGCTTTTCTTTCTGAACTAAATTTATTTGTATCTAAAGGTGCTGAAGCAGGGGATTCTGCTAATTCAGTCTTTAGTCTTTCGTTTTCAGCTTTTAATTCTTCTACTGAAAATTCAACCACTTCTTTTGTAGTTATAGTTTTAGGATTAGTAGAAGGCTCTGTTACTTCTTCAGCCATTTCTTCAACCTCATCATCGCCACCTTCTTTATCTCTTTTAAGGTCAGCTACAGCGTCTTCTAAATTCTGGATTCTTTTCTCCATACCTGCCCAGTCTTCCACGTCAGCTTCTTTTCCATCATCTTCAGCCATTTCTTCTTCAACTACTTCTTCTTCAGTTTCAGACTCAATTACTTCAGCAACAATACCTTCTTCCTCAACTCT